AACGAGGTTTCCACGCACTCATAGCCCGTCCACCTATATCAAAGTAGGTTATGGTGTGACTGGCTAGGAGTTTGTGGTAATCGTTGAGGGGCGTTTCTGCCGACTAGCGCCGGCAGCCCGAAACAAACGGGTTACTGTGTTGCTAGTTTGTACCTGTCCTTCTAAGGTAGTTGAGATGTCTACGCGATCTATATCGATTGGTACCTATAATGTCACACCTCTTTATCAGAGGTTAAGTGCCAGTGGCACCAATGACAAGCGCTTCAAAAGAGCGTGGAATCCGTATACATTCTCGAACGAGAGCTATAGTATCTCCCCTAGCCCTTACGGGTATTGGGAAGTGCCCTCGAGCTACATCATCCCTTGGACGGACGACGACGACGCCCGCCTTGCTGATAAAATCGTCAAGGCGGTTAGGGGTCACGAGTTCAACGCTGGCGTTTTCATTGGCCAGTCGCATGAACTTGCGTCCTCAGTCGTTGGTGCCACATCTGCTATTATCGCAGGTGTTCGAAGTCTTAAGAAAGGAGACTTCGGGGGAGCGTTACGTTCATTATCACGTACCGTTTCCGGCACAGATATCGCCCGCGCTGAGAAGCGTCTGAAACGGAATGACATAGCTGGGACTTGGTTGGCCCTCCAATACGGATGGCTGCCTGTCTACAGCGATGTTCATGCCGCGGCGAAAGCTTTCGAGGTGTTATCAGCGCCTCCTCGCACCTCCCGTCTTTATGCTGTCCGCAATAAAGCGCAGACGGTCAAGACGACGGTTGGTCCATATAATTGTGAACTACGCGCAAAGCGTTTCGTTCGCTATTATTTGGAGTTAAGGGAAGAACTTCCCTATGCGAGAAATATGGGGTTAGATGATCCGCTGTCTGTAGCCTGGGAGTTGATGCCCTGGAGTTTTGTTGCTGACTGGTTCATTCCAATAGGAAGGTACCTTTCGCAACTAGCTGTCCTCCCCAAGTTAATTGGGACGGCCTACTGTACAGCTGGTTATTCCAGCGATTCTTCGCTGGGCAGTGTGAATAACCCCGGCGTAAACTACAAATACGTCGGAGCTATGGGAACGCATCGCCTGAAACATATAGTGCGATACAGCCCCGGAAACATTCCCACTGCTGTTCCACCCCCGAAGTTCGTTGGCTTCGAGAACATCTTCAAAAGTTCTATGAGGACTCTCAACGCTATCGCGTTGCTCTCCCAGTCGTTAAAAGGGAGGTGACGGTACTGATGTTGCATCTGTGCTGGCAGATTCCAGCGTTAGTAGTTAATGGAGGCCGAAATGGCTAGTATGGACAACCTTCTTCTTAAGAAGGACGATGGCACTGACGTAACGTATTACCCGATCTCTGATCGCCCCCTGACGCACTGGCGCACTAACGTGTCCGGTGTGTCGTTGGAAGGTCAATCTCGTGTCGAACTTCAGACCGAGACTATGAAGAACGGGAAGACACGTGCCAATGTAAAGATCATCCAGCCGATCATGGCTGTGATCCCCTCCGGTTCCGTAAATGCGATGGGCATTCAAGCGTCGCCGACCGTTGTCGATGAAGACAGCGTCTCGGTTACCTTTTATGCAGGGAAGCAGGGTACCAATGAAACACGCGCTGATCTGGTGCGTCAATTGGCCCATCTTCTCCTCGGAGCAGGTTCTTCGACTGGCCAAGGGTTGACCGCGACTTCGACGACTCCGGACGTGGTCCGTGACGCCGCTAATTCGCGTGTCTTTCCCTATGGTTTCGTGAACGGGCTCTGGCCATCCTAATCCGATACCGGTGTCCAGCGCTAACGCGCTCAACTTTTAAGGAGTTGTACCATGCAAAAGAATGCATGCTGGACGGACTATCACAGCTATGATGAAACGCTGGAGATCCTTTTGGATCTTGCCCTCATCCATGCGGAGAGATCCGGCCCGTACCGCGACACTTTATGTGCTTATTTGCACAGTCGTGATTGGGCTTCTCTGCTTGATTTCGAACTTAGCTACGGGAACAGCGATGATCCCGTGCATCTTATCAATGCTCGGCAGGCTTTAGCATTTTTTCAAAAGCTTGAGCCGCTGGTCATTGGTGAGGGCTCCAAAACACTGGAGGCGTTCAGAAAGTTCGCAAAGACTGAGCTGGAGTGCCGAAGCGTTAATGATAGGTTTTGCCGTTACCGAACTGGTATCCCAATGGGATACCCGTGGGACGCCATTTTGGTGTCTGCACGAGAAAAGATAGCTCGGATACTCGGCAAAGCCCCCGCTTTGGAAGAATTACACTTCCGGTTCGGTCCGGGGGCGCAGACCAACGTCAAAAAGAAGGATGCCTGTTCACGTGTGAAATTAGGCGTCCAATTAGAGTGTAGCAACGAACTTTTTCCGTTCGCACGTAAAGTGCTGGCGGAACTCCCCGAGCTTGCCCGACACCACGCGGAGCGCGTCGCCGAAGATGACGACGCTTATATTTTCCACGTGCCTTTAAGTGTCGTGCCTGGGAAGTTACAGTTCGTTCCGAAGGACGCTAAGAAGTACCGTACGATTACCGTCGAGCCAGGACTCAATGTCCTTTTCCAACAAGGACTCGGCGGGGCCATACGGAAGCGTCTACGTAAAGCAGGGGTCGATCTCGACACTCAGGACCGGAATCGGTACCTGGCATACGTCGGGAGCCTTTCTAACCAATTGGCTACCTTAGATTTTTCCTCTGCTAGCGACACCATCGCAACACAAATGGTGGCGTTTCTGCTTCCCGATGACTGGTTCGTGCTTCTAGCACTGGCCAGGACCGGGACGGTTACCTATAACGGGCTGTCCATCAAGCTGGAGAAATTCAGCACGATGGGCAACTCTTTCACGTTCGAGCTGGAGAGCTTGATTTTCTACTCTCTCGCTTGGGCGTGCTTAGGTCACCTCCAACTTCCCAAAACCAACCTTAGTATTTTTGGGGACGACTTAATTGTCCCCTCTAAGGCGGTCACACTCGTGGAATGTGTTTTTGCCTTCTGTGGCTTTACTGTTAACACAGCAAAGTCGTATTCAGAGGGCCCCTTCCGCGAGTCGTGTGGAGCAGATTACTTCTTCGGCCTAGACATTCGGCCGTATTACCAGAAAGAACTGGTAAGCGCCGAGACCCTCTTCACTCTCCACAACCATTACGTTCGTACCGGCGAAATGCAACTTGCCGAATATGTACGGACGAAGTGGATACACCCTGACCTGATCATCTTTGGTCCGGATGGTTATGGTGACGGCCACCTTATAGGTAGCTGGGATGCGTTGACACGTCGAGTAACTTTGACGTTTGTGGATTCCTCTGGCCGGAAAAAACGGAAGAGGTTTCCTCATACGCATCTGGGTTGGGAGGGGTCGTACTTCAAGAGTTTTCGTCATAGTCGGATCCAAAACCGGATACCGCATTCTGGCGACAAACTACTGCCCACGTATAGTATCTATACGCGGGATCCTTCAGCACTTTTGGAGGAACCTCAAAGCTCACCAATCTCCACAAGAGATATGTGGGCGGATCCGAAGTACTTAACAGTACCCGGAGCTGGGGCTTATGAAGTCGTGTTTATCTACACTCTAGCTCAGTCGGTTTTTAATCCGACGAGATAAAAGTAGTAGGTTGTTTTTCCGCTTGTGCTACAGCGGATGGTGGGGCCTGTTAGCCCGTAAACGGAAGGTGCTT